AATGGAAGATTTCGAAACAGTCCGGCTTGCCTATGCTGCTAAGTGTGGACCTAAAGAGGGTGACGTTTTTAAGAACAATGATGATCGAGGCTCTTACAAGGTGAACTTGTGTGCTGTTCGTGTTCCTGTTCTTAATGCTTCCGCTGGTGAAACGATGGACATTCCTATCATGAGGATTAAATGTAGGAAGTCAGGCCAGACGGTTTTTAGTTCGTTGGCTAATACAGCTTATTGGACGATGCCGAAAGGTCATGAATGGGAGACTATGGAAGAGGCTGAGGTTGTGCCTATGGTTCCCGAAAGAGAGGAAGAGGTGAAACCTAAGACAAAACGCAAGAAACCCGAGGGCTTTGGCGAGTTTTGAAATTCCTCAATCTGGAACACGCGAAAGCTTTAGCAGATGAGTTTAGGAAAGAAATTGAGCGAAGGCATAGCAAGGGTGTTTCCTTCGATGATTCGTCATTTCCTAAGCAATCAGCGTTTATCAAGGATGATAACACGCTGCAAGCGGTCCAGTGTTCGAGACGAGCGGGAAAATCCTTCGGGATCGCAAAAAAGCAGCTCAAGGAGTGTCTCAGGTTTCCAGGGTCCGCCCAACTGTACATAGGCTTAACGCTTGGTACAGCAAGAAATATCATGTGGAATCCAATTCTCAAGAAGATCAATGCAGATTTAAACCTTGGTGCTAGGTTCAATGAGGCTAGGCTTGAGGTTTTATTTCCGAATGGGAGCGAGGTTAAGCTTGGTGGTGCTGATGCCGATGCTGCCCAGATGGAGAAGTTTTTAGGGGGTTCTTATCGGTCTTGTGTCATTGACGAAGCTGGTTCATTTCGGCAAGACCTAACCCAGATGGTTTATGAAATGCTTTTGCCCGCTGTGGCTGATTGGGATGGATGGATTGCCCTAACTGGTACGCCTACGGAGATCACCAGGGGGTTATTCTATGATGTAAGCAACAATCCACCAGATGGGTGGACTTTGCACAAGTGGAACACCTACGAAAACCCATATATGAAAGATAAATGGGCAAAGCAGGTGGAAATGTTAAAAAAGACCAATCCCAGAATAGAAGAAACTCCAGCCTTTCGGCGAATGTACTTAAATGAGTGGGTAATTGACCACGATTCGCTATGCTACAAATACGATTACAGAAGAAACGACATTGAAGAGCTTCCGCATAAAGATCCGCTTACTTACGTTTTAGGTGTGGATCTTGGTTTTAATGACGCTTCGGCTTTTACGGTAATGGGCTATGGAGAGTATGATCCTAGCTGTTATGTGGTCGATACTTACAAGCGTTCTGGCATGATAATCTCGGAAGTGGCTGACAGGATTAAACATATTATGAAAAAATATGATCCTGTTGCTATAGTGATCGATAACGCAAGCAAGCAAGCGGTGGAAGAACTTAAGCAAAAGTTTACCATCCCTTTGATTGCGGCGGAGAAGCAAGGTAAGGCCGAATTTATCGAGATCATGAACAGTGATTTCATTTTGGGAAATATCAAGCTACTTCCCAATACTGAGGCTTTGAAAGATGAGTACGGCGGGCTTATTTGGGATAAGGACAAGCTGCCTAAGCGGTTAGAGCACCCAAGCTGCGAAAACCATCTAGCCGACAGTACGCTTTACGCTTTTAGATACTGTTACCAATATCGGCATGAAAAAAGGCCAGAGGTTCCGACCGAAGAAGACAAGATTGATGCTTGGTTTGATGAGCAGGCCGAGCTGATGGAAGAAGACGACAATAAAGAATGGTGGGAAAAATGAGCGCTAAAGCTTTGCGGGATGTGGCCGAGATCATGAAAGAGTTTGGCCTGATTGAGGCGAGAGTCGGTGATATTTATGCTAAAATGGCTGAAGAAGAAGAGCCATTATCTGAGGAAGCGATTAAGCATTTAGAGGCTTTGAACAACCCTCCTTCAGATGAAGAACTTATGTTTGATCCTTACGTAGGGTTGCCTAACCCTGAAATGCGAAAAGGGGATTTAGATGAGTAGCACAATCACTGGTGCGCCTACGATTTATGTTAATCAGAATTTAGAAAAACGTAAAGCGAAGCACAAATGGTGGGACGAGGAAGAAAACGTCTATAACCATGTTTGGGATCTTTACGACAGGATGAAGCAGCACCAAGAGTTTAGATCTGTTAACAACCTTCGTTACGCTCGTTTATATAGTAACCTGCAGTTGATTGGGCTAAAAGCTGGTCAGTATGCAAGGGTTACAGATCCTTTGGCCTACCAAAAGTCTCGTGTTACCTACAATGTTATAAAAAGCTGTGTGGATGCAGCAACGGCCAAGATAGCTCAGAACAAGCCAAGGCCGGTGTATTCAACGGAAAACGGTTCTACCGATCAGCAGTTTAGAGCTAAGCGGATGAATCAGTTTATCCTTGGGATGTTTGAGCAGATAGGGACGGGGACGGGTGAAGATCGGTCAATGTATGGCCTTGCCCGTCAGTGTTTTAGGGATAGTTGCGTCTTTGGCACTGGTGCCGTTAATTTCTTCGATCATGAGGACCAGGTCAAAGCTGAAAGAAATATTTGCGAGGAGATCCTTGTTGATGAGACCGAGGGTATGTATCGCAAGCCAAGACAGCTTCACCGTATTAGATACGTAGCTAGGGAAATTCTCCTAGATCTATATCCCAAGAAGGCGCAAAAGATTAGAGAGCTTCCGGCTGTTGATGAGTCGGTGGGGATTTTTGAAACCACAGCCGACATGGTGGAGGTTTTAGAGTCTTGGCATTTGGCAAGTGGTCCGACTGCTGGTGATGGCAAGCATCTTATTTCTGTTAGAAACTGTGATTTATCTCCGATTGATGATTACGAAGATGATTTCTTCCCGTTTTTATTCATGCGTTGGAATCCGAGGCTTTTAGGATTCTATGGCATGGGCTTAGCTGAAGAGCTTTTGGGTATTCAGTTAGAGATTAATCATCTATTGAGAAATATTCAGATTGCACAACACCTAATGGCTGTTCCTCAAGTCTGGCTTGAGTATCAAGCAAAGACAGTTAAGAAAAAGATCAATAACGCTATTGGTGGCGTTAAATATTATACTGGTAGACCTCCAATTTTTATGACTCCGCAAGCTATGAATGGAGAAGTTTACCAGCATCTTGAAAGGCTTTATCAAAGAGCTTACGAGCTGACTGGTATCAGCATGTTAACGGCAACTTCTCAGAAGCCAGCGGGCTTGAATAGTGCTGTTGCTCTACGAGAGTACAAAGACACAGAAACAGAGCGTTTTAGTGTTCAAGAAAACATGTATGAGGATTGGTTTATTGAAGCCGCTGAGATGATCCGCAAGCGCTGTCGTAAGCTTGTTAAGGAAGGCAAAGATCCCATTGTGAAGTTCAAAGATGGAACTTCTATGAAAACTCTTAGGTTTTCCGATGTGGATGTGGAAGACTCCAAGCTTGTAGTAGCTCCAAGACCTTCTCAGTTATTGCCGAAAGAGCCAGCGGGTAAACTTGCGTTTGCTAGCGAGCTTATTGAGGCAGGTTTATTTGATCAGGATGAAGCTAGGGAGCTTTTAGACTTCCCAGATACTGTGAAGATGAACAATCTGAAGCTTGCTCATAGAAGAGTTATCGAGAGGATTGTTGAGAATATGCTCAGGGATAACAAATATATTGTTCCAGAGCCTTTCTTGAACCTAGATTACGCAAGGCAGCACGCGCAGGCTGTTTATGCAGCAGGCAAAATGGATGAGATGGAAGAGGACCGCTTAGAGCTTCTAAGGCGCTTTATGTCTGATGTGGATCAGTTAATAATTCGTCGAGATGCTGAGGTCCAGAGGAGAATGCAGGAAGAGCAGATGCGCCAGCAGCAAGAACAGCAGGCAGCTCAAGCACCAGCAGAGCCGCCGGTTGAATTACAAGGACAGTTACCAGGGGCAGCGATGCCAGAGGAAATGGCGTTGCCAGAACAACCAATGATTTAGGAGTTTTTTGTGGCAGAGAGTGAAGTTGCGCAAATTGCGGATAATATGTCAGAGCAGCCAGCAGAGGTCCCCCAAGCTAATGAGGAAGCGCCACAGGCCGCACAGGAGCCTAAGCAGTCTCAGCAGGAAATTGATTACGCGAGGGGATTTAACGCTTTAACTCGCAAGGAAAAGCTCTTACAGCAGCGGGAACAGGAACTAAAACAAAAGCTTTCTGATTATGATGGTTTCAACCAGGATAAGACGCTTTTATCCACAGATCCTGTCAAGTTTTTGGAAAAGCACGGCTGGAAATTTAATGATCTCGCCGACTTTGTTTTGAATGACAAAAAGAAGCCTACCGAGAGCCGTCTTGAGGAGCTGCAAAAGCGTATAGACAAGATGGAAGAGGAAAAGAAGCAGGCAGCTGAGGAAAGAGAGCGTAAGCAAAAGGCTGAAGAGCAGTCAGCTAAGATCAAAGAATATAAAAGTCAGATCAAAGAATTTATTAACGAAAAGAACGAAGATTTTGAGTTAATAAACCATTTTGATGAACATGATATGGTTTACGATTTAATAGAGCATTACTATCACCAAAATAATGTTATAATAGAGGTTGACAAGGCAGCCGCTGAGGTTGAAAAATACCTTGAGAACCGCCTTGAACTAGCTTCGAAAACAAATAAGTTCAAGTCAAAGTTCAGTCAAATAGCTCAGGGAGAAGCTCTTAGCGAGTCTGAGCAGGAAGCTCCAAAACCGAGATTTCCTCAAGTAGGTGAGAGAGAAACGCCTAAAACATTAAGCAACTCCGTTGTGACCTCTACCGCCGCCTCATCCGATAAGAATGTGTTTTTATCAGATGAAGAGAGCAAGCAGAGGTCAGTTGAGTTGTTAAAGAAAGCTTGGGAACAAAAAAGAAACCAAGCTTAAGGCCAAAAGATAATCGGCCATTTCCGCATAGAGATAGCATAAGCGGGTAAAATCGTTGGAATTTTAACTATTTGCTATTGAGGTGTGAAATGGCTTCAGGTCTAGGACTTACCGAATTTGATGCTGCGTTGAAGCAGCATTATACTGCTGACCGTGTCGAGGACATGGTTTACAAGGACAATCCATTTTTAGCTATGGTTCCCAAGTACGAGCGATTTGGTGGCCGTAACCTTCCTATTCCCATTGTTCATGGTAACCCGCAAGGGCGTTCAAAGACTTTCTCGAATGCTCAAACTCGTAGTACCGCAACCAGCTCACTTGTTAAGGACTTCGTTCTAACTCGTGTTAAGGATTATGGTATAGCGACGTTGGACAACGAGACTATGCTTGCTTCTGAGGGTGATGCTAACGCCTGGATGGAAGCGGCTACTCTTGAGATTGACGGTATTATTAACTCTGTCACAAGATCTCTTGCAGTTAACCTTACCAGAACTTCTGATGCATATCTCGGTCAGGTGAATGCAGAGCCTGCTGAAAACGCATCTACTTTCGATGTTGTTATGAAGGATGCAGAGGAAATCACTAACGTTGAAGTAGATCAGGTTCACGTAATCTATTCTGCTGCTTCTGGTGGTTCTATCCGTACTTCTGATGGCTCTGATGACGAATGGGTCGTTGCTGCTGTTAACCGATCTTCTGGAACCATTACCTACACCGGTACATATGATGCTTCCGGTACTATCGCGGCAGATGATTATATTTTTGTTGAAGGTGACCGCGGGCTAGGTGTATCTGGTCTTGAAGACTGGCTTCCTGCGACTGCTCCAACTTCTGGTGATTCTTTCTTTGGTGTTGATCGTTCTGTTGATGTTACTCGCCTTGCGGGTCTTCGTTATGACGGATCTTCTGACCCAATCGAAGAAGCTTTGATCAAAGGTGATTCTTTGGTTTGTCGTGAGGGAATGAAACTAACTCATTACTTCATGAACCACAGAGCACTTGCAGATCTTAAGAAGTCTTTGGGTAGCAAGGTTCAATACGTTAACCTTCAGGTTAATCCTCGAATCAGCTTCCCAGGTGTTGTTGTTGATGGAGCTAAAGGCCCAATTTCTGTTATTGGTGACCACAACTTCCCAGACAACAGAATCTTCGGATTGAACATGGACTACATTAAGTTTTACTCAATCGGTAAAGCTGTAAGAGTCCTTGATACCGATGGTCTTGCGATGCTACGTCAGTCCAGCGATGATGGGGTCGAAGTCCGCTATGGGTTCTACGGCCAGTTGGGAATCCGTGCTCCTGGTTCTTGTATCAACATCCAAATCTAGGAGAGGTGTTCCATGGCGAATAGATATTTTAAGGACCATCCCAAAACCCTTGAGGGTGGGATAGTCAAACTTTACGGGCATGTTGTGACCACTACTAGTGGCACAATAGGCTCTCAAACCTCTAAAGGTTTTACAGTGACTAAGACTGGTTC